ATTGTATTAGATAAGAAGAGAACAAAGAGCAATCTTTATTCCTATACTCTTGGTATTGATATTGGCCCCACTGAAGAAGAGGCTAAACATATTAAAGAATTAGATGGCAAAAAGTACATGAATGTTGGAAAGGCACTCAATACTAAAATTGCCGTTGATGTCGGAGATATTATTAGAGTTAAAGTAGATGAAGTAAAGAAGAAAGGAGAAGTATATTCCCTTTATTCAGCAAAAGTAATAGAAGTACCGGAGGTTGAAATGCCGGATAAATTAGTCACATTAGAGATGCTATCAAAAGATACAAAGAAATCTCTTAATTATGATGTGAAAGCATTAGAGAAAGGAGTATCTATTACTGATTATATTCATGGTGAAGCGTCTGTTATCATTAAAGGAGATATGGATGGCTTTACTATTTATGGTTTTGATGAACATAACTTAATGGCTAAGAATGCACTTGCTGATTTAGACCTATGGAAAAATCAAGCAGAGGAAATAATGAAAACTAAACAGTCAAGATTAACTGTTGCTACATTTCAATTCCTAAAAGAAAAAGGGCCAAAGACACCAAAAGAAGTACACTTATTCCTAAAGAAGAATCATGCAGATATTTACGAAGATATATTAGAAAGTAAATTAGCAAGGGTACAGAAATGGATGAACATGAGAGATGGTATCACTTATGATAAAAAAGAAAAGAAATTAATGGCTGACCCTGACAAGATTATGATGGATGATGATATTAAAAAATATAAAACTCCTAAAGAATACCAAGAAGGTAATTTCAAACTATACTTGAGGGATGATGAAAACCTAAACTTAGTCATTAAGTTAGAAGATGAAACTATTAATTGGCTTATTGATTTAGAAAAAGACGATGATATTTTCAGATTATTTGGAAAGGCTAACAAATACCCTGCTCAAGTAGCACAGAACATATCTAAGAAGAAGGTTATTGATTCCGGCAAAATCAGATTAGGTGTTCAGAAAACAGGCTACCATGAATACTTCTTAGAGGGTAATAAGTTTGAAACTAAGATGCACTTCAGAGTGATTGATACTGATGATAAGACTATGTGGTTAGCATGGACGGGCTATAAACAGAAACCTGCTGATAAAGAAGGCGATTCCGGTTTATGGAATATCTATGAAGATAGGTACTCTAAACTGCCATTACCGGAAAAATAACCGATTTTATTATATAGTGAAAGAAGTACAAGGGAGGATGAAAGACATGAGCATAAGTGTCATGGCAACAAGGAACGATGATTTTCATATTCTAAAAAGCCAAGACGATTTGATGATAGGAGGATATGCAAGTATTGAAGTCGTGGATAAACAAAACGATTTAATTACACTAAAAGCATTACAAACCGCCGTAAAAAAATTCATGGAAGATAAAAAGTTCAGAAATGTAATGACAAATCATTCAAATGTTCAAGTCGGAGAAGTTGTTGACTCTTATAGAGATAAAAGTGGAAAACTATGGAAATCAGAAGTAGATGATGTAGGGTTCTTTGTAGTAATTAAATTAAGAGATGACATAGAAAAAGCCAAAGAGGTTGGGAGAGGTATTCGCAAAGGCACATTAAGGTCTTTTAGCATAGGTGGACAAGCATTACAAAAAGTAAAGAAAAGCCACAGTGAATTAGGGGAGTATAACGAGATAAGCAAATTAGAACTCCATGAAGTAACAATATGTGAAAAAGGCATTAATCCCGAAGCGAAGTTTGATATTCTGAAACAAGATATTGGAGATGAAAAAATGAGTGATAAACTTGAAAAGGCACTTGACGAACTTGATGTTCTTTTGAAAGAAGTCGAGATGTTGAGAGATAATGAAAAGGGCGACGAGGAAATGGCTGAATACGCCGATGAATCTGAAATGACTGAAATGACTGAAATGGCTGATGAAATGATGGAAAGAGCCGATGAGGATGATGATGAAGGTGCTAAAGATAAAGAAGCAGGTGACTATGATAAGCAAATGACTTCTGATAAGGCATACCTTCGTACTCTTGATGGTGCTGGAAACCAAATTGGTGAACCAGCAGATAGAATCGTCATTAACAACGGAAAGCCAACTGCTTCCGATATGCCTGTTGTAAAGGCATTTGACAACAATGAGTTTGATACACTAAACCTATCAAATGCAAACATTGAGAAGGCTTACGAAGCATTCCGTCAAGAACAACTTGAAGCACTTGCATACGATAATCTTCGCAAGTCCTTTGAATCTCGATTTGAGAAAGAAGTTGCAAACCGTGAGAATATTCTCGCAAAGTCGCAATATGACGCACAGGCTGAAATTGCTTCCATTAAAGAAGAGTTTAGCGAATTGAGAAAATCTCTTACTGCTGAAAAGGAAACTATCCTAAAGGCACAAGAAGAGTCAGTAATTAAGATGCCAAGCATTGATGATATTGCATCAATGGATTGGTCTGATATTCACAAAATGGTGAACAATATTTGAGGTGATTAAGATGGTAGGATATATTAACACAATTGCAGATTTAGAAGCACAAACATACGGAATGAATCTACCTGCTGGTAATGCTTTGCTAAAGCAAGCCGGTATGGTTGGTGGAATACACACAGGACATGACGGTTCTCCGTCATTTAGCGGTTCAGCCGTTTCTGATGTATCAGCACTATACAATGTCGTTTATGGACAAAAGGTTTGGTCTATGCTAAACCGTGAAGTAAATGCACTTTCAATGATTTCAAAGAGGCCATACACTTCAAGCGGTTGGAGAGTATTAAAGAGCAGACCTGCTGGTGGTAGCGGTAATCTATTTACTGTTGATAAGGCAAATGTTTCCCTAACATTGGGAGAATTGGGTTCAGACACACCAAGAGCAGATTCTATTGGTGGTGTTCCTGAGAATGCTGGTCTTTCAACTGCACAAGATGGATTGGGGCCAATTGCACCAACTTATGCTCAATTGAACATGAGTCCAAAAGTCGTTGCACATCAATTTGATTTCAGTGAATTGGCAATGGAGATGGCGCAGATTGACGATGGAATTGGCGATATTAGAGCGCAAATGCGTGAAGATATGGGTAAGCACCATGCAGAAGTACAAAACAAGATGCTTGTTATGCCACTAGAGTTTTATGGTGAAGCGTCACTATTGCCTAACATTGGTAACAACTATACTTCTTTGCTAAAGGTTATTACTTCAAAGGCTGAATTAGACCTATTGGATGCACAATCTTCTCTAATGACTGATGGTGCAACTGCAACAAATGTGAGTCACATTTACGGTACAAACCGTGATAGTGCTTCATTCCTTGATGCTGAAGTAGATGCTGGTTCTACTTATGCGGCAACAGGAGTTAGGTCACTAACTCTAACTTTGCTAAATAACATGGTTCGCAATCTAAGACTTGCTGGTGGTTCACCAAAGGTTATTCTAACCGGATATGATACCATTCAAGCACTTGCAGACCTATTGCAAAGCCAAGAGAGATTTATGGATAGAAAGGAAATTGTTCCAACAGTGAACGGTGTTCGTGGAACAAAGGGTCAAGAAGTCGGATTTAGAGTAGCAACATACTACGACATTCCGCTAATTCCTGTAAAGGACATGACTACTACCGGACTTGCTTCAACAAAACTATCAGACCTATTGTTCCTTGATACAGACCATCTATGGCTATCAGTTATGAAGCCAACTCAATACTTTGAAGATGGTATTTCTAATGGAAACCCATTCGGTGTAGGAACACTCGGAAACCGTGCATTGTACCGTACTATCGGTGAAGTCGGTTGTTCGTTCTTCAAGGGTCAAGGAAAAATTACTAACATACAGTGAGGAAATAAGGAGAGGATAATATGGCATTTGCAACAGTTATACACTTAGAAATGAACCTAGAAGGAAACAGAAAGATAGTTTGCGGTCAAACTACTTCTGATAGCACAGACGGAAATATTGAAACAGGGCTTTCAAGCGTTGATTCTCTAGTATTTACCCATAAGGGTTCTGCTGAAGAAGCGGCGGCGGCAGTAATTAATGCTGATTTGCCACTTTCAAGCGGTGATGTAGCAATACATTGTGTTAGCGGTGATGTAGTTTATTTCATGGCAATCGGACAGTGAGGCGGTATAAATGGTAACAGTTACTATTTTAGCCGACCATAAAGGCGTTGCTCGACCAAGAGTACACGGTGACGAATATGTGGTTGATGCAGTATTTGACCTAGACCCACATGCGGCGGCTGGTGTTGAAATATTAGCAAGCGATTTGGGGCTTTCAAGAATTACTGCGGCACATATCACAGGAGTAGAAAAGTTTGATACCTTTCTTCCTCAAATATTGGTTTCGGATTCAGACGGTTCTTATGAATCTTCTTCGTCATTCAAAATAGTAGTGACAGATTTGGACGGTTCTAACGCTTCTGCTTCTGATGCTGACGATATTGGTTTTATCCGAATTAGAGCATACGGATTGATTTGAGGTGAATTAGTTGGTTAAACTTAAACTAACTCCTAATTCATCAATGGGTCTTTTGAAAGTTACACCAACACAGGAAATCACAAGAGAAAAAGAAATAGAAGTTAGCGTTGCCTTTGCGATTAATCGCATTGGCGACCCTAACTATCTATTTACTTTTGAAGAATGTGACCGTTCTGAGTTGGAAAACGCTGATGAAAAGTTATTGGCAAGTGCTTCTATTGGTCTAAAAAGAGAATTAACCGCAAAGGATTTGGTTGATACTCTACTACCAAAGAAAGTAGTGCCAAAGAAAACTACACCAAAGAAAACTACGAAGAAGGCTACTAAGTCCTCTCTATCTACTGAATAATATCGGTAGTATTAATAGAGAGGCGTAGCCTCCCTCAAGTGAAACAGGTGATACTATGGGATATTCGTGTAGGTCAAGTGGAGTATTGGGCGCAAGTAAATTAATTGTTACAGGTAGAACAAAATTAGTTAGTATTCATGCGGCTCTTTTTGTTACCGGCGGTGACGCAGTAACAATTAATGTGTTCGATGGAACCGATAATACAGGCACTAAAATAGCAATGATTTCAAGTGCGACTAATGGTTATCACAACTTAGAATATGACATGCACGGAGTTTTGTGCAATACAGGATTATTCTTAGAAGTGGCCGAAGCAGGTTCTTCTACCGTCAATGTTTCTATTGAGTTTAACTGAGGTGGTTAAATGGCGGCATTAAACCAAGATACAAGACTAATTATGACTATACTATTCGTTGGCACTGTTAGCGGTGCTAATGTATATTTTTATGCTAACTACGGAATTAATTTCCCATACACTACATTGGCTCATGCTACTCTATTTGGGCTAATTACAGTCGGCGGAATTATGTGTCTAAAGGCTATCTTCGATTTATCACTTAATGATAAGATAGAGTTGAGATTGTTAGATAGAAGAATCAATGCTTATTGGGAACGCAGAGCGAGAGATGAGCAACAAAGACAAAAACTTACAGAAACTATGAAGCAATACAATACTAATGTTATTGCACCAAGCACTTCAATGTACGAAACCGAAAACACAATCTCAAATGATTTTTTGGCTAAGTTACAATGAGGTGATTAAATGTTTAATGACATAATGGGTTTTACAGAAACCGACTATGTTTATAATCAAAGCAGAGCGCACTCTGCTGATATGTTTTTTATGAAAATGAGAATGTGGTTTTGGGTCACTTGTGCTTCTTTATCATTCTTCTTTTTAGGAAACATAATGGGAGTCTTTGACATAAATGTTGTCGGTTGGCTATTAGACAACCTTTGGCATTCATGGGAGGTTTAATCTTGTCAGTAATGACAGGTTTTGCTATTCTTGTCGGAGAAGCAATGATAGGTTTTTGGAAAAAGATACATGCAATTAACTTCGGCGTTTATGGAGCGACAATGGTAGGGAAAACAACATTAAGCCATCAATTAAGAACAAGGGGAGAAGTACAACAAATCAATGAAAGGACTGTTGGATTACATAGACCAACAAGAAAAACAATTAAAATAGATGGAGATATGCACACTATAAGAAGTTCTGATATAGGGGGA